AGAACCTTGTCGTGGAAAACCCCGACAAGCCGAAGCTGCAGCTTCTCATCGACAAGGGCGAATACTTCGCCTGCGTTGAAGACGACATTGATAAGGTGCAGTCGGATGTCAACCTCATGGACATGTGGTCCAAGGATGCGTCCGAGCAGATGAAGGTCAAGATCGACCAGCGCGTTCTGACTGACATCCTGCCCGACATCTCTGCCACCAACAAGGGTACGGCTGCTGGCCGCATCTCTGGTGCGTTCAACCTCGGTTCGGCTGCGTCTCCGCTGACCGTCACCAAGGATGGCGCTAGCAGCACCGCTTCTGTCACCGAGCTGATCGTTGACATGGGCACCGTGCTTGACGAGAACAACTGCCCTGAGAGCGGTCGCTTCCTTGTGATCCCGGCCCGTATGGCTGGCCTCATCAAGAAGTCTGAACTCAAGGACGCCTCGCTTACTGGCGACAGCCAGTCGGTGATGCGTAACGGTCGCCTTGGTATGATTGACCGTTTCACGGTCTACGTCAGCCATAACCTGAACGTGTCTTCGGGCAAGTTCAGCATCATCGGTGGCACCAAGATGGGCTTCACCTTCGCATCGCAGATGACGGAGATGGAAACTATCCGTTCGGAGTCCACTTTCGGTGACATCATTCGTGGTCTTCAGGTTTACGGCTACAAGGTCGTTAAGCCCGAAGCTCTCACGATGGCTGTCGTACAGTTCTAAGGAGACCTGAAAATGGTTGCATATACCGATAGCCTCGGCATTAACAAGGGCTCTATCGCTCTTGCTTCCTCGTACACCAATCGCTTTACGGTGATGGAGTACACCATCGACTTCGCCAAGATCGCTGCCGCTCGTTTGGCTGCCGGTGCTACCGCGCTGGCAAATACCGATACGCTCGTGCTCGCGACCCTGCCGAAGGGCTCCTACATCGTCGGCGGCAGCGTCAAGCTGCTGAAAGCGGAAGGTGCCGCAGCGACCATCGACCTCGGTATCACGGGTTCGCTGACGCTGTTCGCTAACGACTTTGATTGCAACACCACGGTCGCTACCATGACCGGCGCAACTACCGCTGCGTTCCTGACTGCCGACACCGCTGTGGTGATGACGGTCAACACGGCGAGTACGGATGTCGCCAAGGTGCTGCTCTCGATCATCGTTATCGACGCTGGCACCAACCCCGGTTCGATCCCCAACGCAACGTAATTGGCGGGGGCGAAAGCCCCCTCCTTTTCATAGGAGAGAGAACTATGGGTGTTTATACTGGCATTGCGCAAGACAACCCGACGCTTAATGGGGGCACGGCTTACAACCTGAACCTCGTTACGCCGTCCATCGGTGGTACTGCGGTTGCTGCTACGGCTGCCGAAATCAATGCTGTTGCTGATGCTTCAGCCCGGCTCGTTGCGGCTGGTGACGCTACTCTGGCTGTTACGGTTGCGGCGCATGACCAAAAGGTCATCGTTCTTGGTCGTGCGGCTGGTGTTACGGCTACTCTTCCGGCTGCAACCGGTTCGGGTGCTGTCTTCCGGTTTACCACGGGCACGACTGTCACGTCGAACAACAACATCATCAAGGTGGCTGATGCCACTGACGTGATGTCTGGTTCGGTCTATGTGACTGATCAGGCTGCTGGTACGGGTACTGAGTTCAGCACAGTTGCGGCCAGCGACACGATCACGATGAACGGCACTACCTCTGGCGGCATCGCTGGCGGTATCTTGGTCCTGATCGACGTTGCGACTAACCTGTATGCGGTGCATGGTAACATCATCGGTACGGGCGTTGAGATCACGCCGTTCAGCGCAGCGGTTAGCTAATAGTGGGGGGCTCCGGCCCCCTACCTTCTTATTCAAGAGGGACATATGCCGACATCACTTACAGGCTCCAGAGTACGCGATACGTACGGGCAGCTTCTGCATCTTGACGGTGGTGTAGCCGCTACTGAGAAGGCGGTCAGGACTGGCGATGGTGTTGCTACCGCGCTGAATGTCGGCAATACGTCTGTTTCTGTCGGCAACGTCCGGCTTACTGGCAACTCGATTGCCCCTATTGTGGCTGGCGGCGGGCTGACCATCACCGCCACTGGTGGCTCGATTACTGGGATTACTGATCTTACTGTTGCCGATGGCGGCACTGGTGCTTCTAATGCTGCCACTGCACGGACCAATTTGGGTTTGGATATCGGCACGGACGTGCAGGCATATGATGCCACGCTTCAGTCTCTGGCTGCTCTCGGTACGGCTGCCGACAAATACGCTTATACAACTGGCGTAGATACTTGGGCGGAGGGCGCTATCACTGCCGCTGGCCGCGCCATTCTGGATGATGCCGATGCTGCAGCGCAGCGTACGACACTTGGCCTCGGGACAATTGCCACGCAGGCTGCAAACAACGTAGCCATTACAGGCGGCACCGTAGCCTTCAGTGTACTGGCTGGCCGTGCGTTCGGTATGTTCTCCGATATCACGGATCAGACCGGCAGCACGACCGTACCAACTGCGGTCAAGTTCGGCACGAACGAGATCACGGGCAACGGAATTTCTATCGTCACAGACGGTACGAACCTGACGCGTATTACCTTTGCTGCTGCGGGCACTTATATGATTGCGCCCAACCTGCAGTTTACAAACTCCGCCGCCGCTGACCATGATGTGACTATATGGTTCCGCAGGAACGGTACTGATATTGTCCGCTCCGCTACGCGCATCACAGTCCCTAAGACCGGTGACGGCGGTAGCGCGTTCTTCCAAATTATCGGCTACGACACGTTAACAGCGGGGCAGTACATCGAAGTGATGTGGCTTCCTGAAGACGTTGCTGTTACGATTGACCACACGGCTGCCGTCACGGGTCCGCCCGCAATACCAGCAATTCCGTCTGCCATTGTGGTGGCTGAGCGTATCGCGTAACCATTAGGAGATAGGAACAGTGGCCAATAGAATTCCGCGCCTCGGTGGTGAAATGCCTACGTATCTGGTTGGTAAGCCAAAAAAGACCTACAAGAAGCCTAGCAGTCCTGTGGGCTTTAAGGACTACACCGGCACGCCGGGTACAAATAACTACGTGCAACGGTCTCCGCGCGAAAACATCGGCACGCCCGGCACGAGTACATTTGTACAGCGGTCAGCAAAAGAAAACATCGGAATGCCGGGCACGAGTACATTTGTGCAGCGAGATTTCACCAGCGGCAACACGACCCCGCGCAAACGCCCCCGTTAGGCTGACGCGATAAGTAATCACACCCATTATAGGAGATACAGACAATGGCCGGAAATTCTACCAGAGGAAAGTCACCGGGCTCGGGTTATCAGGGCGCAGGCGCTAAGACTGATTATTCGTCGAATGCGCGCAATAGCTATGGTACGGAGATGACGCGCAGTCAGAAGACTGATTATGCGCCAAATGCGCGTGATAGTTACGCTACGACTATTTCGCGTAATATGAACGCGAACGCTCCCACCAAGAATGTCCCGCGCACTTATGTGCCGACAGCTAAGCCCAAAACACGGGGCATCGGGTCTTTCTTCGCGCCCCCGCCTGCCGCTGTTACGCCTCCGGCCAAGAAGGCTCCGGCCAAGAAGCCGCCTGCTGCTGCTAAGCCTACCACTCGTGGGTCTACGACGCCGACCAAGAAGGCGACGCCCAACAATAAGCCGCCAGCTACGCGCTTCGGCACCGTCACGGGCAAGACCACTGGCACGACGGTGCGCGGTGGAGGCGGTTACGGCGGCGGCGGTACGCGCGGTGGCGGCAGCCTCAGCGGTGGCGGCAGCGGAAGCCGTACGACCGGCACCAGCCGCACGGGCGGCACTCAACGCAATGATCCTACGAGGGGCTGATATAATGAAGCTCTGGCTCCAGCACGTCGAGGATGGATCGCTATACGACTGGCATGAACTCCTCGTTAAGCACCCTAAGCTCCGTATTGTGACAGACGAAGAGCTGTTCCCTGAGAAGTATGCGCCGCCGCAGATCATCGCCAAGATGGAAGAGATCAAGGCCAAGCATGTGGAACCGCTCGGGCTCTTTACGGATGCAATTCCTGAAGCGCCTGTGCCTGTCGCCAACGAAGAGCTGAACGCTGAAGTTACCGTCCGCACAAGGAAGCGTAACAAGTGACACCATCTGATATCATAGTCGAGTGCCGTCGATTGCTGAATGACACGCTTGCCCCGTATCGTTACAGCGATGCGATGTTACTCGGCTATGTTAATCAGATACTCAAGCGTACCGCTGTCCTGCGGCCTGATCTGTTTGGTGAAACCGGTGATATTGCCGTGACGGCTAACACCACGCTGCAGTCTCTGCCTGCGGATGCGCACCGGCTTATCGACATCTTTCAGGTCAAGGACGGCGATACGGTTACGGAAGTTGACCGGGAAACCATGTCGAGGAACTATCCCTCGTGGATGTCCGATGCGGCTGGTACGCCGGTCAACTTCATGCGCCATGTGCGCAATCCCACCAAGTTCTTCCTGTACCCCAAGCCGGTTGCCGGTACCGTTCTGGTGGGTGAGTACGCCAAGACCCCGGCAGACTACACGATTAGCCAGAGTATCCTTCAGCCGCCTTCCAGCTTCTTTGGCGCACTGGTGGATGGGGTGGTATTCCTTGCATCGTCTGTGGACGACGAGCATGTGAACTCAGGCAGAGCCAAGATGTTCTTGGATAGCTTTACCCAGCAGCTTGGTGTATCCCTCCAGAACCGCGCGCTCAATGACAGCAAGATAGCTGGGCTTACTGCGGCTGCGCCCCTTGGGCAGCTTGGTGAGGTATACTGATGTCTATCCGCTTGTTCACATCGCTACTGCCGAAAATCACGCCCTCCGTACCGGGGGCCCCGCAGCCGCTTGTCATCCAGTACATCCGCGATGTGGCTATCCGGGCTTGCGAGACTTCCCTTGCATGGCGTTACGTTGAGGCTCCGTTCGCTATTCAGCCGGGGTCGTACGTTAATTACTTCAACAAGCCAGAAAACACGGACGTTCATGTACTGTTCCGGGT